CGCAACCGTGCTGGATCTCCTTAGCGAAGGAGAAATTGACGGCATTGAAAACGGCAACCAAGGCATATTTCTTGATGACACCCCTGTTTTGGATTCGGGCGGCAATCCAAATTTTGAGGGCTACACGATCATCACCCGCACCGGCACACAGGCACAGAGTTATATCACCAATCTTGCTGGAACAGAAAGCGAGACGGCCGTAAACGTTGAAGTCACCAATGCCGTCCCAGTCGTTCGTTCAATTAGCGACTCTGACGTAGATCGCGTTCGCATCACTGTGATGGTGCCTGCCCTGCAGGTATTTCTTGAGAACGGCGACATCGTTGGTTCTTCCGTCAGCCTTGAAATCCAAGTTCAGTACAACGGCGGCGGTTACAACACGGTTGCTACTGACACGATCAGCGGCAAAACCAGCAACCGTTACCAGCGTGACTATGTGATCACGTTGAATGGTGCATTTCCTGTAGACATCAAAGTTGTTCGCACAAGCGCAGACGCATCTACCGCTCGTACTCAGAACGAAACTTACTGGCAAAGCTACACAGAAATTATTGACGAAAAGCTGCGTTACCCCAACAGCGCACTGGCGTATCTGCGTTTTGATGCTCGCCAGTTCAGCAACATTCCAACCCGGAAATATCTGCTGCGTGGCATCAAAGTTCAGCTTCCATCTAACGCCACTGTTGACACCACAACTTATTTAGGACGTGTCACGTATTCCGGCGTTTGGGATGGAACGTTTGGTGCAGCTACCTGGTGCAATGACCCGGCTTGGTGCTTGTGGGATTTGCTTACCAATACCCGCTATGGCGCATCCGTGCCTGCCAGCAGCTTGGATCGGTATGACTTCTACTCAATCAGTCAGTATTGCAATGCGCTTGTTAGCAACGGCAAAGGAGGGCAAGAGCCACGGTTTAGCTGCAACCTGCTGCTAAATAGCCGCGACGATGTTTACAACGTCATCCAAGAGATGACCAGCCTTTTCCGAGGCATCGCGTATTACGGCGCTGGTGCGCTGGTACTGCAGCAAGACAAACCGACAGATTCTCAATATCTGCTGGGACCAAGCAATGTTGTTGACGGCATTTTCACGTATAGCGGCACATCACAGAAGGCTCGCCACACTACCGCCACCGTTGCATACCAGACCTACGAATCCAAGGGCGAAGTTCAATACGAATATGTGGAGGATTCAGACGCTGTAGCCAAATACGGCATTTTGAACAAGGACATTAAGTTGCTGGGTTGTTACAGCCAAGGTCAGGCGCATCGGGCTGGTAAGTGGGCACTTCTTAGCGAACAAAACCTTACTGAAACCGTTACGTTCTCTGTTTCGATTGATAGCGGCGTCATCCTCAGACCTGGGATGGTGATTGACGTTGCTGACCCACTCAAGGCTGCAACACGCCGCAGCGGCAGGGTCAAATCTGCAACGACCACCAGCATCACAACTGATAGCAGCGCCAATCTTTCGGTCAACCTCTCCAATAGCCCCACGGTTTCTGTACTGATGCCAACTGGCTTGGTGGAAACCAGGATCATCAGTGCAATCACCTACGCAACCAATGATGCACGCATTGACGTAGCAACCGCATTTAGCGAAGCCCCGAACTCTAATTCGGTGTGGTTAATCCAAACGAGCGATATTCAATCCCAACAGTTCCGCGTTTTGAATGTTGCTGATGCAGGCGATGGAATCTACGGCGTAACTGCCTTGGCGTATAACGCCACGATTTACGACGCGATTGAATCCAACATCAAGCTGACCGACCGTGACATCACCAACACGCTGGATCCCCCAGCATCCGTCACGGGTATCACGGGCACAGAATTTCTGTACCAGGACGGCCAAAGTATTTTTTCTGGCTTCAACCTGAGCTGGGTCGCCCCACCAGAACGTGCCACGTCCTACACAATCCAGTACCGCATTGATAACGACAACTGGACGCTGGTTACAACAGCATCACCCAATATCACTATTCGTCAGACGCGAGCCGGAACGCTTGCTGTTCAAATCCGTGCATTAAACAGTGTCGGTAAGGCCAGCCCGATTGCCACTGATTCCTTCGAGATTCTCGGCAAAACTGCTGTTCCTGGTGATGTTCAGAATCTGACGTTTGAAGCAATCAGCGCCAACTCCGGTCGCTTGCGCTGGAACCAGACCGTTGATCTTGACGTAAAGGTTGGCGGCAAGGTTTACATCCGCCATAGCAACCTGACTGATGGCACGGGCACCTGGAGCAACAGCGTTGACCTGATTGAGGCGAAATCCGGCAGTGCCACGGAGGCTGTTGTGCCTTTGGTGGAAGGCGAGATTCTCGTCAAATTTGCTGATGACGGCGGCAGGCTAAGCGTCAATGAAGCCAGCGTGATCATTGATCTGCCCGATGCACTGGATCCACTGCTGATTCAAGATCGCCGGGAGGATCAGGACGCTCCGCCGTTCCAAGGCAATCGCGTTGATGTGTTTTACAGCGATGAGTTTGATGCGCTGACCCTTGACGGTGATGACGACTTGGATGACATTGCCGATGTCGATGCGATTCCTTCATTCGATACCCTCGGCAATATCCTGTCTTCAGGCACATATAGCTTTGCCAACACGCTGGATCTGGGCAATGTCTTTGCCTTGGACCTTTCGCGTTACTTTGTCACTCGCGGCTATTTCCCAAGCGACCTGATCGACAGCCGCAACGAACTTGTCGATACCTGGGATGACTGGGACGGCAGCACGATTGATCAAGTCAACGCCGCATTGCAACTGCGCCGCACCAACGATGATCCAAGCGGAACACCGACCTGGAGCGATTGGCAGAGCTTTGTGAATGGCACGTTCAACGGACGCGGCTTCCAATTCCGCACGCAACTCACCAGTAACGACACAGCGCAGAACATCCTGATCGATGAACTGGGCTATCAAGCCAGGTTGCAACGCCGAGTGGAGCAGCCCACCACGCCTGTCACCAGCACAGCCGGAGCAACTGCCGTGACCTTTACCCACCCCTATTTCACGGGTACTGCAACGTTGGGTGGAGTGAACGCCTACCTGCCTAGCATCGGGATTACTGCCCAGAACATGCAGAACGGCGACTACTTCACTGTTACAGGCGTAAGCGGCAGTGGCTTTACGGTGACGTTCTTCAACGCCTCTGATACGGCGGTCTCTCGGAACTTTGTGTGGACTGCTGTTGGATATGGACGCGGCGGTTAAAGTGGAACTATTGAAAAGTCCCTGAGCTGTGGCACAGCACGATTACGTCATAGCCAACGGCACAGGATCGGCCGTTCGCTCCGACCTCAACGGTGTATTAGGCGCGATCTCGACCAATAACAGTGGTGCCACCGAACCGGCTACCACGTATGCGTATCAGTGGTGGGCAGACGAAACGACGGGTCTGCTAAAAATCCGCAATGCAGCAAACAGTGCTTTCGTCACTGTTGGAACGCTTGCTAGCGCCAACTTGGGTTTGCTGAGTGGTGCTACTGCTGCAAGCACTTATTTGGCACTGGCTGGGGGCACAGTCACCGGCAACCTTGAAATTGGCACTGCTGGTTCGCTGACGTTTGAAGGCAGCACAGCAGATGGCTTTGAAACCACGCTGGCAGTCACCGACCCCACGGCTGACCGGACGGTTACTTTCCCGGATGCCACTGGCACGGTGCCGCTGCTGAGCTTGGCGCAGAGCTTCAGTGCAGCACAACGCGGCGCAATCACTGCATTGACCGATGGTGCCACCATCACCCCGGATTTTGCACTGGCGAACAATTACAGCGTGACCTTGGGCGGCAACCGCACGCTGGCAAATCCAACCAACATCACTGCCGGACAAAGCGGTGCGATCTTCATTTCACAGGATGGCACCGGCAGCCGGACCCTTGCGTTTGGAACTTACTGGGATTTTCCTACTGGTACGGCGCCAACGTTGACGACAACTGCCAACGCGGTGGATCTGCTGGTTTATACGGTGCGGACTACGACTAGCATCCAAGCACAACTGATCGCAAACTTCAGCTAATGGGCGTCCCCGGATCTGCCAACTTAATGCTGTTTGGCGGCGCACAGGCGTACGAGATCGACCAGAGCTTGCGGTTCAACTCGGCGGATTCGGCGTACCTCAATCGGACTCCGGCGAGTGCGGGGAACAGGCGCACCTATACCATTTCAATGTGGGTTAAGCGGGGAAAACTCGGACAAAGTTCCCGTCTGTTTGGATCTTATACAGGTCCTAATTCTTATTTTGAGGCGTTTTTTACTAGCTCAGACACACTGCAGTGGTATTACTGGAACGGAACAGGATATAGTTACAACAGAAACAGCACTCAGGTCTTCCGAGATGCGAGTGCTTGGTATCACCTTGTTTTTGTATTCAATAGCCCCTCCGGGACTGCTTCACAGCGGATGCGGATTTATGTAAACAATCAAGAGATAACATCTTTTTCTGCTTCAACGGATCCTAGCTCTAACTTTGATTGTTTATGGAACAGCACCTCTAACAATGTGATCGGTGATTTGCTTTATGTAGGATCGCCGGGTTACGGCTTCGATGGCTACATGGCGGAGATTCACGCTATCGACGGCTCTGTCCTTGACCCATCATCCTTCGGTGAAACCGACCCCGACACCGGCGCCTGGATTCCGAAGCGTTACGCAGGATCCTACGGCACCAACGGCTTCTATCTGACGTTCGCGGATAATAGCAACACCACAGCCACCACGCTTGGCAAAGATTACAGCGGCAACGGCAACAACTGGACGCCCAATGCCTTCAGCGTCACTGCTGGTGCAGGCAATGATGTCCTGAGCGACACGCCGACGACGAACTGGTGTACGTTGAATCCGATTATCGCTAATACAGGTTATTTAATTCCAGCAACGAATGGAAATCTAGAGGTTTCTGTTGCAGCCGGTTCAAACCTTTTTGTAGGTGCCGCTGGGACACAAGCAATTACTGCGGGCAAGTTTTATTGGGAAATCACTCCTACAGCCATCTCCACCTCAGCAGGAACTTGGATGGAGGTGGGAATTATTCAAACACTGGCCATATACCCAAATGCAACAAGCATAGGCGCCTTTAACGGCGGCTTTGCATATACAAATAATGCGTACAAGGCCAGAAGCGGCTCCTATTCCGCTTATGGTGCAACGTGGACAACCAATGATGTTATTGGCGTTGCTCTCGATGCAGACAGCGGATCGATTACTTTTTATAAGAATGGTGTTTCGCAGGGTGCAGCTTACACGGATCTCTTAAACTACAACCTGCCTGCTGGATACTATCCTGCTATTGCCATTTATCGAAACACAGGGACAACACAATCTGCTGTATTTAACTTCGGCCAACGCGCCTTTGCGTACACCCCACCGACCGGCTACAAGGCACTGAACACCGCCAACCTGCCCGAGCCGTCGATTAAGAAGCCGAGCAGTTACATGGACGTGGTTGCGTATTCCGGCGCCGCATCAAATCAAAGCATTACGTTGCTCGGGTTTCAACCTGATTTTCTGTGGATTAAACGAAGGAACTCCACTAACAGCCACGTCCTTCAAGATGCAGTGCGAGGTGCCGGTAAGACTTTATTTTCCAATGCAACTAATGCTGAATCCGGCAATACCTCAGATCTTATTTCTTCTTTTGATGCAAACGGTTTTACTGTCAATGACACCTACTTAGGTGGATCGGGCGGCGGGGCAACCAACGCCAGCGGAGGCACCTACGCCGCATGGTGCTGGGACGCAGGCGGAGCTGGCTCAAGCAACAACGCAGGCACCATCACCAGCACGGTCAGCGCCAACCCCTCCGCTGGGTTCTCGATTGTTACCTATACGGGGAACGGCACAAATGGCGCAACGGTTGGGCATGATCTAGGTGTTAAACCGGACATGGTAATTATTAAAAAACGAGTCAATAATACTGCAACTAATACAGGAACCTGGATCGTACAGCACAAACAAACTACCGCCGGGGTCAATGCTAACGCAAGCACATTTACTTTGACAAGCTATACAAATGGTGCGTTATATCTCAATCTTACAAATGCATTGTCATCATATGGTTTTGATAATCAAGTAAACGGTAATACCGACACTTTTGTCGCCTACTGCTTCTCCGAAGTCGCGGGTTACAGCAAGTTCGGCAGCTACACCGGCAATGGTTCCAGCGATGGTCCGTTTGTGCATACAGGGTTTAAAATTAGGTTCTTGTTACTTAAGAAGGCAACCACTGGAGTAGCGAACGGGAACTGGTACCTCTTGGATGCAACAAGAAATGAATACAATCCCGTCGATAAGTACATCTTACCAAACAGTAGTGCCGCTGAAGGAACAACAACCGCTCACATAGATTTCTTGTCTAATGGATTCAAGGTGAGAACCACAAACACTGATTACAACGAATCCGGTCAGACGTACATCTTCGCCGCCTTTGCCGAAATGAGTTTCGGTGGTCAAAATGTACCCCCTGCAACAGCGCGATGAATTACAAGCACGGACTTAAAAATCACCCACTGTATATAACGTGGAAGTCTATGAAGGCACGTTGCTATAACCAGAGTTCTACTAATTACGAACGATACGGTGCCCGAGGTATTACAGTTTGCGATGAATGGCGCAATGATTTTGCAGCTTTTTTGCGAGACATGGGAGAAAAACCATCGCCAAAACATTCCCTAGAGCGAAAAAATAATGCTGGTCCTTACTCGCCTGATAACTGCTGCTGGGCTACAGCATCTGAACAGGTAAAAAATCGAAGAGCTTATGTAATGCCAAACAAGCAAGGCGAAAAACATCCTATGGCGAAATTATCCGACGAGGATGCTGAAATGATCAGAGCACTTGGCGGCGTACTTAAAAGACGTGAAATTGCCAAAATGTTCTCAATAAGTGTGACTACGGTTGGCGACATTATTCAAGGCCGTCGCCGTACTCACCCAGCCAACGCCCGCTGACCTATGAAACGGGCATCCACCACCGCTACGATCTAGCCATGGGATTCGAACTTAACGGTCAGCCGCTGGCAGTAGACCGCCCCTTCACCGACGCCAATGGCGTCAAATATCCCGCCAACTGGCTCCGTCTTTCCAGCGAAGACGAGAAAGCTGCTATCGGCATCACCTGGGAGCCAGACCCCGCGCCAGTCGATACCCGCTTCTATTGGGACCACAACCTGCCGAAGCGTCTGGAAGATGAGCCAGCAGTTGATGAAAACGGCGACCCCGTGCTTGATGCCGATGGCGTGCAGATCATCAATCGCGGCTTGAAAACCGAGTGGATTACCCAGCAAAAACAGATCGCCGGTAGCCTGCTCGCCCCATCTGACTGGTACATCATTCGCAAAGCTGACACTGGCATTGACGTGCCAGCAGCGGTCAAGCAATACCGCGACGAGGTGCGTCTTACCAGCGGCTTGCGTGAGGATCAAATCTCACAGGTCACCACCACTGAAGAGCTGGCTGCGCTGGTGACAAATCCTGCCGAAATCTATTTCGAGGACAAAAACGCACACATGCCGAATCCTGCACCGCACCTGATCCCGTGGCCGGAGCTTGACTGATGGCGGTAAAAAGCAAAACCGCACTGGGGCGTGTTGAGCACAAGCCCGGCAAGCCGAAGCGCACCAGCATCGGGCAGGGTCAACATTCTCGCCCGCGTAACCGCAAAAAGCTAAGAGGGCAGGGCAAAGGCTAGTTAAACTACAAAAAAGGCCGATTCTGCCTCACGATGGAACACCACGAAGAGGTGCTGATCACGGCCAAGCCGCCCGAAAGCCCATTTACACAGATTGTCCCGGCATTGCTGACCGCTGCAGTGGTCGGTCTTGCCGGACTTTTTATACAGGTGGCCAAGCTCGATCAATCGGTGAACACTGTGGCGGCTGATATTCAGGAGCTGAAAAATGACAGCAAGGAACGCCTTAGCGACCTCGAAACCCGCGTTCGCCAAATCGAAATGCGCGTCGGCTACAACAAATGATCGTCCACTCCAGCAAATTTGAAGGCGGCTTCTCCCTGGAGCAACTGGAAAACGAACGCGGCGAGATCTACTACCGCGCCTGCAAAGACAGCATCTGCCGGTATGCAGAAGACGAATACATCGCCCGCATGTATCTAGAAGGAATGGGCTGGGATCCTACGCAGCCTGAGCTGGATCAATCCATTCCTCAATCTCAACCTCCAGCCGCTGATCCCAAAAATCCTGCTCCCGAAACCATTCCCGCCAGTCCCGACTCGCCTTCCGAACATTGCACGACAGACACGCGGGTATCAGATTCCTCGGATTGGTGTGGCCGCCTTTACTTTTAGCCAGCACATGATCAAGCGTGGCCGACCGCCCCAGATCTGAATTGCAGTAAGCACATCTATTACGCCACCGCCAAATAATCTCTTGTCTAAACCTTAACGTCGCTTCCTTTTTGTTTAAGTATTCGCCATCCATAATCTGATGGTCCATACCGAGGTGTCGCTATGCAAAAGGTAGCGGCAGAAACTATTAAGCGCTGGCCCTTCTTATCTAGTACAGGTAAACTTCAGCGAGATTCCAGATTTCCATGGATCCCACCGTTCTCGCCGCAATCGCCATCGTGGCTGCCGCCGGCTCTGAAATTCTCACCCTGCTGCCTATCCGCAGCAATAGCTGGGTACAGCTGGTGATCAGCATTCTCAACGCTATCGGTAGAAAAAAGTCCTGAGTACAACCTGGCTGGCGCGATTCAGCACAAGGGACTGGCGCGACGACGTGCAGAAAGCTGCACAGGACTTCAAGTTCAACGCCACGCTCAAACCCCGACTGGATCGTGCCATCGAGGACTGGCACGCAACTCAGCCATCCGCAGCAACACCTGTTGTCGTTAATGAACCCATCAACGACGAACTACAAACCGGCGATAGTCGCCTTTTAGGAGGCGCCATGAGTATCCACGCTCCTTGGTCCGATGGCATCCAACAAGATCCGCCTCGCTGATCTCTTCCGCTACTACAGAGCGTTACCCCACCAGCTCGCGGCGATCACCGAGCTGGAGCAAGCCATCGACAAAGCGAATCCGCATATTCTCGGCCGCGACCAAGGCTGGTTCAAAACCTGGAGTGTTGCCGGCAAGCAAAGCAACTTCCCTAATAGCTGGGAAGGCGTCCTTGAGGCTGCCCGAGTTGCTGGCGCCAAATTCCCCGAACTTGTTGCTGCGCAATGGGCTTGCGAATCCGGCTACGGTAAATTCGTATCTGGCCGCCACAACTACTTCGGCCTCAAGGGAAGCGGCACCGGCACCAAAACCCAGGAGTTCATCAATAACCAGTGGATCACAATCACCGCTGAGTTCATCGACTTCCCGGACCTGCTCTCCAGCGTGATGTATCTGGTGGAGCGCTGGTACAAGGATTACAAGCAATATCGCGGATGTAATAACGCCGGCAACCGCGAGGAAGCCGCAAAGTGGCTTGTCAAAGAAGGCTACGCAACTGATCCCAACTACGCCGGCAAGTTGATCCAGCTAATGGACCAGCACGCCGGAGGTGCGCCACCTGTACAGGCCAAAGAAAAGATTCTCCGCGTGCCCTACGAATATCAGCTTGGAACAGATGACGGCCCCAAGGGTTACCGCCAATGCTTTAGCTCCAGCTGCGCAATGGTCGCCCGGTACTACGGCAAGATCTCTGGCGACTACGAGTACAACAAGATCCGCGCTCGCTTCGGTGACACCACCGACGCCAATGCGCAAGTCGCTGCACTCCGCTCCTTGGGCTTGAAAGCCAGCTTCGAGATGGAAGGCACCAAAGATCTGCTGGAGCAATTCATCACCGACGGCTACCCCACTCCCGTCGGCTGGCTACACCACGGCACCCCAAGCAATCCAACCGGAAGCGGGCACTGGAGCGTTGTCGTCGGATTCACGCCAACACATTTCATCCATAACGACCCCTACGGCGAGGCAAATTTGGCGGCCGGCGGGTATATCAGCCACAAAGGTGGCGCCGGAATCGCGTATTCCCGCAAAAACTGGTTGCCAAGGTGGCTCGTGGATGGCAACGACACGGGCTGGTACGTCAAAATCCGACCGTGAAGCCATGCGTCCCATCGAACACTCCACCGAATCCAGTTTTCACAAAGCAGCCACCGACCAGTGGTTGATCGACCGCTTCAACTCCGGCGATTATCGCGGTTTGCTGGAGGCCGCGCTGATCTTGAACACGCTCCACCAGCTGGAAAGAACAAAGGCTGACTGGGCTATCCACGAAGCAGCGGACAACCTAGCCAGCCAATTTGGACTGGATCGAGACTCGGCTTAACGGCCGTTGTACTTCTCGTACAACCCGGTGTAGGTGTGATGGTACGGATGAGATTTGTCATCCCGACCATCCCAGGCATAGAGCTGTTCGAGCAAATCCACCCGACTTTGATCAACGATCACGCGACCCCAGGCTTCCTTTGCCCACTGGGGCACTTCAGTTTTGCTCACTCTGTTTCTCCACAAGTTTGAGACGCCTCCGGGCCGTTTCTTTGGGACCGGGGGATGACCGCGCCAGTTTAGGTTTCCCGGCAACAGAACCAGGCACTTCCACCCGACACTTGGGGTAACGATTCTGGGCAAACTCGATCGCCTGCTTCAGCGACTCCGCCCGCACCAAATCCCGCATCGGCCCCTGCCCCGGCAACCAAATCCGCAACTCGTACAATTTCGCCTTTTCCGAGCTGGTGCGCGATACACCTTCCCCGAGCTGAACTTCCTGATCGAGATCCCACTGCAACGGATTCACTTCACACCTCGGTAGGCAGGTTCTTCAACAGCATGAATCACCACGGTTTTGCTGGTGCATTCGGCAACGACACGTGCAACAGCGGCAGCACGATCATGCGTGCTCCAGCTGGAGGCATCTTCTTTGCGAGTAGTGACTTGGAGTGTTTGATCGGGGTAGACGGCGGTGATCCACCGATCCCCGGCCATGATCGCGTAGCGCGTCATCGCTTTTTAGTGTTTACTGTGTAAGCCTAATGATTTTATCCTGATTCCCCCAGACTATGAAGACGTGCGACTGAGTCTTATGCGTCTTTATCTGACTCCCCTTGTTCTTGCTTGGAGCGCATTCTTCCCTCAACCCGCTTTTTCACCGACTCTCTCCAAACCGCTTCGTCAGCAGCAAGAGCCGCCTTGTATTCCGAAGCTGGCAGGGCTTTTTCCAATGCCGCGTAAACCATTTCGCGCAACATACCCGTCACCTTTTTCCCCTCAGCCGCTGCCAACTGCTCAGCCAGCTTGTAGCGGTTGGCGTCTAGCAACAGCTGGCAATAAATTTTCGATCCGTGGCGGAGCGGCATAGTCCTGTCTCTACTCTCCTACACAATAGCATACTGTGTCGCAGTAGTCCTACCACCGGACATCCCCATCCACATTTTTCCGCCAGGCATTGGACTGGGACACCCGCGCACTCCCCCGCTGCTTGGCGCATCCTTTCCTAATTCCCCGCGCCCACTCCAGGAATGCGGCCGCACGCTGCAAATCCGCCGTTTTGGCCGCACGAATTTCCCGATACAACCACTCCAGCACAATCTCCCTGCCGGTGCGACTCACGAGACTACTGGTGAGACCGCCTCTGTAGTCCGGCGGATACTGACGACATGCTGATCCGGGCAAATCCGCAGCGCATATTCCCGCGCCGTGAACGCATCTGGAGCTTCCACAAACAAAGCATGAGTGGCCCCATGACGAGGCCACATCGTTACTAGATATTCCGCCAGCTCGATCACTTGGCTTGGTCCCAGCTCAATCCGACCTTAGCTTCGGCCGAAGGTAAAGACCTATAACTTTTACCGCGCACTATCTGGCTGATGTGACTTTGATGCGCTCCATAGCTGGTGCCGATACTTTTTTGGGTCTCACCAGCGGCATAGCGAGCTCGAATATCCGATATTTCAGCAGCGGTGAAACGAGCTTTGTAGTGCGTTAATCCGCCTGGAGAACAGCTCGGCCGCCGGTGTTTTGCGTAAGCATCCAGCATGTTCATGCTGTGTGTACTGTCCTTTAGATGACTGGGGCGAACACAGCAAGGGTTATCGCATATGTGCATTACATAAGCCGGCTTAGTACCTGTAGACCACCACAGCAACATGGCGTGGGCACGTTCGTGTTTTCGCCCGTTACGAAAACGGCCATAGCCATCCCTGTTTGTAGCTCCTTGCCATTCCCAACAGCAAGTTTGCATGTGCTGCTGCTTAGTACCAGCGCACTGAACTTTCGTCCAAAAGCGGACGCCTATACTCTGATCCATCAGCCGGTGATGCGGTTGGTCGGGGGTTGGGCGTTGGAGCGCCGCAACCCCGCCACTATACCTTTACTTACACTCATTCCAGCTAATTCCCACTTTTGCCTCAGCTAGCGGAGGTATATCACCTAACCAACGTGCCTCGGCCTGTTCCATTACGGAAGAAAGGATACCGGCCCATCTTTCGGCGTGATCTTCTCGGACGAGACACACAACTTCGTCATGCACCACGCCGGCCAAGCGCACAATCTCCTCCCCGTCGGCTCTAAGGAGCGGCCACAGTTTGCCAAGCGTAAGTTTGAGGACGGCGGCACCAGCTCCTTGGATTGGAGTGTTACAGCGCGTGGTGAGTTTGTTGTTCTCGCCCGGTAGAAACCGCCGCAAGCCCGAGATGCGTATGCGGATAGATGGATTCCCCTTAGCCGCATCAGCAGCGCGAGCATTTTGCTGCTGCCATTCGGCGATGCCTTTATATGCAGCGTGGAACTTCCTCCGCACCTCCGCCGCCTCATCAAGATCCATCTGGATTCCCATTGTTGCGGCGTAATTCCTAAGTCCTTTTGCCCCACTCCCGTAAAGAAGTCCGAAGTTGGCCGACTTGCTGACCTGCCGCTGCTCCTTCGTAACCTCATCCTCCGCGACCCCGTAAATCTGCGTCGCCGTAATCGTATGAAGGTCTTTCCCCTGCTGGAACACCTCGGTCATTAAGGGATCCTGCGCTTCTGCCGCCGCCAACCTCAACTCCATCTGCCCATAGTCCGCAACTACCAGTCGCCAACCAGTTGGAGCTTGAACACAAGCCCGGAACCGCACATCCCTGGGAATCTGCTGAAGGTTTGGACTCATGCAACTCATGCGCCCCGTATCCGCCCCCATCTGCAGGTAGCTGGCGCGGATAAACCCATCATCCGCCAGATTCTTCAGCAGAGTTTCGGCCATCTGCCGCCGCTTCTCCACCCGCTTCCACCGCAAGTAGTCAGCCACCACCTTGTGATCGCCGACATACTCTTGGAGCGCAGACCGACTGGCACTCGGCTTCTCGGACTTCATATCCATCGGCGCCTTACCCAGCAGCGCCGTGAACTTCTTCAGCAGCTGCACCGGGCTATTGAGATTGAAGACATTGGGATCCGGCTTCTTACCCTTCGCCCCAGGCTTGGTCTGGTACAGCAGCTTCCCATCAATCCCCCGGCAGAGCTTGTGCTCATCGGGCAGCGCAGCATCAAAATCCTCAATAAATTTCTCACCAAGTTCTACGTGCTCAATATCCAGGTCCTCGATTACCTTTTCCAAATCCTGCTTGTTAAATGGCAGTCCAGTTCGCCACAACTGCGCCATTGACGGCAGTGCATTGCACTCCAGATACCAAGCGTGATAGTGCATACCTTCCGCCATCCGCTGCTCAATCTGCTGGTACAAATCCAGCAACACGAGCACATCAGTGGCCGCATATTCCATCTGACTAAGCGTCAGATCCTGGGACCAATCGCTGCGCTGCTCTTCCTTCGAAATCTCGCGTTTGAGATAGCGCCGCACAACATGTTGTAGGCCATGCTTTACATTTACCTGCCCGTTGGTTAGTACACGACTGGCGAGCATGGTGCAGAGCACGCGCCCCTGCGGATACAGCTCGTGCTCCTGCAACCACCCCAAATCAAACACCGCGTTGTGCGCAACCCAGGTCCGCTCCACCTCGAAGAACTGCTCCAGCTCAATCAGGTTTTCGTCGGACAACTCCCAAAAGTCCAGCACCACAGGGTCTTGTCCCGGCGTAGCCAGCTGGAGCAACCGCAATCCCCCGATCTTCGGCTGGAGCCCGGTGGTTTCAACGTCAAACGCCACGAGCTTGGCATCGTCCAGGGTGTGGAGATGCTGGATGCCTTGGAGAATTTTCATGCCTGGTAGGGCGGGTTCGTGTACTACTCTAGCACACCTTCAACTTCCCTGGCAGCGCACCCTTCTGCGTGGAGCGTTCCAGCTTCTGGAAAGCCGAGCAGGCAGCGATGCTCCCAGTGAACGCAGTGCCGACATGGACCACCATCAGCAACACGGCGGTATCTCGACAGCATTGTTGCCCGGCACTTATCCGCCCGTCCGGCCGGTGTCCGGTCATAGCACTTGGCGCAGTACAGCGGGTTCCTGGTGTTGCCGCCGCAAGCGATGCAAACGCGCTCGTCGATGTTGAGTGAAAGTCGCTTCATGACTTTTTGAAGAGTGAACATTCAGTGGCAAAAGTCCCACCCGCTTCGGGCAGGTGCATGGAACACCCGTTGGCATCCCAGTGAATACAGGCGTAGCAGGAGTCAGTGTCATCCAGCTGCAGGTGCAACACCACGGCTTCCTCCAATCGCTGGAGCGCCTCGAAGTGTTTCATCTGCGCGGAGTCGATCTCAAAAAACGTATCGACATGCCCGCAAACACCGCATTGGCGCCTGACTCTCGTTGCGGGAGTGCGCCTCCGCACATTGGCCTCCCTTGTCCGGGATTCTTTGACGCGGAACGATTTGTTCCCGCACTTAGGACAAAACTTCACTGACAGAACTCCAGGCTTGACCGTTGCAAATTCGCCAGGCGTGCTTGCGATCAACGCCGAACTCATCCGAGAGCTGGCTGTAACTCCAGCCCTGTTTCTGAAGTTTCCGCATTTTCACTACAAGTTCTGGCGTGAGGATTGCGTTGAGGTTGTGCTCACCGCGTTTGAAGCGTCTACCCATTCCAGTGGCGAATAACTCCTGCGCAGATGAAAACGTTGGTGATCATGTAACCGCCAAGGATAAAGAGACGCACCATCGCAACCTGATCTGCGACCCGGCTGTGCTGGTGCGCCTTTTCACCAACGGCCTTGGCGAGAATCCGCCACCAGTACCTCATTTTTCCTGATAAGCCTCTGTCGCCAGATGATTTACCAGACGGTTGAGGTACCACTGGGCTTTTCGAGCATCCTCGTAGGGATCCTTCTTTAACCACATCCGACTGATGTACTTGATAACCTGCCATTGAAGGCCACCAACTACAGCATCGGGCGCGGCCTTCACCCAGTCTTCGAGCACATCAATCACTTCAGTTTTCCCAGCCGTGTAATGACTGGGGTGATTGACAGCATCAACAGCCGACAGTTTGAACTCGTTCATCATCCTTTAGAGGCTTGAACTCTTAGGTCTCCCTGATAGCGCCCGGTGACTGAGTAGTCCTTATTCGGCAGGAGCGACATCTTGTGGAACACAATCTGCCCAATCCGCATCCCAGGCCACAGAGCGACTGCATGCATAGCGCGTGCATTTTGCAGCTCCAGCGTCAGCCGCCCCTTGAAACCTGGATCGACATACCCAGCCATCAAGTGCTCGATACCTTCCCGAGCCCGACTGGACTTAAGCGCCAGCTGCCCAGCCACAACATTCGGCACCGAGAAGCACTCGAACGTCTCCGCGAGAACGAACTCATGTGGCTGGAGCATGAACGGTTTTTCCTTCGTATGCCCCGCAATGGAATAGGGGACAAATTCCGGGCTTGTTGGAATTTCAACCAGGAGATTTTCCCCAAGCCTCACATCAAGTGAGGCCGGGTTAATCATTTCCTGATCGAAGGGTTCCACGAGACCTTTCCGCGCCAGGCAGAAGATCTCGTAATCAGGAAGGATCGACATCAGGCCGTAACTTCCTGCTGGAGCTGAACGTGCTTCCAGGTCTTGCCCCACTTGATGCAGTTGATGGTGGTGATGTGAACGCCGTACTCACGGGCAATCTTGGCCACGGACTTGTTACCAGCAGCCAGCTGACGCTTGATCTCCATGACCTTGGCGTCGTTCAGCACCGACACACCCCTCTTGCCGCTGGACTTACGAGTCTTAGTTTGAGACTTCGCAGTGGCTTTGGCGGTAGAGGTAGCGAGCTTGCTATCAAGCACCACGCTGGTGCAGCTTTCCAGGATGGTTTGGACTTTGGCCAGAGCGTGTGCCAATTCCTGGTGCTGAGAATCAGAAAGGATGTGCATGTTCATGGGTAAGAACGCGAGCAGTGTAGTAGAGAAAGGCCCGACTAGGAGTCCAGTTCGAGCTTGATTGCAGCTTGGAAATACCCTGCAACCTTGATACGCCGGTAGATGTGACCGGCTTCCTCGCTCTGCTTGTTCTCAATGGTGTCGTACTGGGCACGAGCCTCATTGAGGGCAGACAAAGTCTCAATGTTGAGCAGGTTTAGCTCGGAGTCAGCCAACTCCGAGAGCTTATCGAGGTAAACAGACCTGCCCCCCAGCAGGTAGGACCGGAAAAAGGGCAGCGTCGAAATTTCAGTCATGTAAATCCAGTAGTGATCAGCCGAAGTACAGCTTGCGCCGCTCTTCAACCCAAGCATCGTATTCTGCGCGGTCCGCAAACCTGTGCTGGAACACGTCCGGCACAGGCAAGTTGGACTGAGGCTTTTGCTGGCGCATCTCCATCAGATCGTGCCAGTTGTATCCGCGTGATTGGCGGTAGTAGTCGGCGTACCAGTCAGTCATGCAAAGAAGTTGGGGTCTTGGTGTTTTAGCCGAGTGAGATCGGTGAGTCTTAGTTTGAGAATCTCGTGGATGGCCAGATTGGCAAGTCTGCTGGAGCAGATCGTGTCGCTGGTGGCAAACACGTATATCAAATGTCTATACAGCTGGGTCAAGGTGCGAGCCCGGACCCAGTGCGTATCGCCTGGGATGGGCTCGGTCCCGTACTCAAACGTGTCGTAGTCGTCATCATTGCGCGGATCGCAAAACGTTATAAATCGTGCGTTGGGTAACGCCGAATTTTTTGGCGAGCTGGCGCTGTGAAACTCCTCCACGGTGGTACTCCGAAACGATTGCTGTTTTGTCCTCCTTAGATAGTTTGGCCTTGTTGTGGCCATGCACCAAGTTGCTGCAGGCCACGTTGTGTTGAGTAGTACACCATTCCAAGTTGCATACGCGATTGTCCGTTTTTATGTGGTTGATGTGGTTTACGACTGCTCCGGTCGGCTCCAGCCATGCTTCAGCTACTGCCCTGTGTACATAAGTGGTTTTTCCCTTACGTCCAGGTTTAAAGGTGTAGTAGCCCATCTTTGACAGATACGGCTTGAGTACACCTCGCGGACCCTTAATGGAACCTGTGTTTGAGGCGGAGTAACCAGGACAACTAGGGATGGACTTCCACTCGTGCATAGGTGTGGCGTAGCAGGTCTTCAGTGTACCGTACAGTCGTCGTAGTCGCTGGAATTACGGAGTTCCCGAGCCTCGCTCCACTCAATCGTCCGGGTGGAGCACTTCCCAGTCGTCGATGCGGTTGTAGAAGAGTCGGGCAAGTTCTGCATCGGTGGCCGGGATCAGATCTTCATCCGAAAGGTAGAAGGTGCCTCGGCACAGGGCAGGTCCGTACTCCGCTGGGTCGAGCTGCGTTTGGTGGTGGACAAGCACCATTTCATCAACAACAGCAGTGACGGTGACAAGGCCATCGGTATCCATCGAGAAGTCATCAAGTTCAAGGATCATTCGCCCAGCCCCTTAACAGTCTGCTCGGGAGTGATGGATTGCATCCACTCGTCCCAGCTCATCTTGAGGAACTGCTCTAGGTCGTCAAGCTGCTGGAGCTGGTGGATGTCGTAAACGGGGTTGAAGCCGTTCTTCTCGTGCTGGACGATCTTGTCCTGGAGGATGCGCCGTGCCCAGCTAACGGCGAAGTACCAGGGGCTGAGCTTGAAGTTGTCAACTGGAGTGTGCGTGTTCATTGTGATACTTGATTGAAGCGGCCAGCGGTTGCTGACCTGTCCCTAGAGTTACACATGACCAGCAGGGTGTCAAGCCGGTCCTGTAACACTCTGCAATGTGGCAGCGGCGGCCTGGAATCGCTACCTTTGTGCTCCGTCCTTTCTTTGAGGGGAACGGGTAGTCCGCAGTAGCCCGGCTGCGGTGAGGCTGGCACCTCGGGAGGACCAGCCACCGGGCACCTACTCCGGCACACCAAGAGCAGCTGGCTCGTATTGCGTGAGTACGCAAACGTCAGCCCCCTGCCGCAGAGCAGTCCCAACGATGTAGTGGAACTGCTTCTGGGCGTCGTCCGACTCCTCGATCTGGTACTCCTCGACCTCGTAGGCCATGCCCTTGCGGTACCAGGAGATCCGCACCACGGCCAACAGCTCGTAGGGGATGTCCCCAACCGTGTATCCCAGGGTCGGCTTCCTGGGACGCTTCGGCTGGGGTGGTTCCGGCTTAGCCACGGGATCTCTCCAAAACAGCCACCCGGCAACCCGGAGCAGCCCTAGGAAAAAGTTAGGCGGGTTGACCACTGGGCGACGGTACATCGTCCGGCATTATGCGATCAGCTTTTCCGTTATTACATGTTCTACATAAAGTTTGAAGGTTATGCGACTCATTAGACCCGCCTTTAGATATAGGTAAGATGTGATCGACGTTAAGAATGGCCCCGTCTTTGGCACTTAAACCACAGTAAACGCATTTAAATTTATCGCGTACAAATATAGACATACGCAAGGTATTAGGTACGTTTCTTTTATTTACTACGTGAGTGTAATACCTTTTTGCGCATTTAAAACCGTTAAATTTTACATTCTCTCTGATATTTACGTCGTTAAATTTTAAAATCTCCTTTACGGCATACATGGCACAAGCTATGTCCGATGCCCCTAGAGGATTTTGTACTTTACAGCTAACTGTTACTACAACAAAGATGTGACCAAGTATATCTGCGGTGCTATTGAACTCATCTATATCCAGAACAATAGCGGTGTCTTTTGAACACTTAAGTTTTAAGTTTGGTGCTAAGTACCAGCTCCCCCAGTTGTCCGGGGACTGTTCGAAAGGCAGTTGTGCCATAGATTTATCGGAGCAAGCTCCGGACGTAGGTGGACGGGGCGATGCGGCCGCTGGAGCGGCGACGCATTGGGAGGGGTGGCTGCCCCTCCCTTTGCCGTGCGTTGAGATTAGCTCCAGATGTCGGCCTGACGGCGTAACTGCTCCAGCTCCTCTTCGGTGCGCTTGGTGCCGGCATCAGGATCCTCGCGCGTGAAGAGCGCCCCACTTTCTTGTCCAGTTTGGCCAGAAGCACTGCGCTGCAAGGAAACTGAAGCGGACAAGACCTCGGACTTGTCCAGATCTGTCCGGGTTTGTCCGGTTTTGGCTGTTATGGCCTCTTCAGCTCCCAAAACCTGGACAACTTCAGGCTTGTCCAGTTTTGTCCGGGCACCAGATCCAGCTCCAGCACTGTCTTTTTCCCGTTTTTGGACAGTCTTGTCCAGGCCCCCCGCGCGTGCGAGTACTGCTTCGTACTGCTTGGAGCGACCCTCTCCAATGGAGCGGATCAGTCCCCTGTCCTCCAAGCGCTCCAAGGCTTTGCGGATGGCATCGACCTTGCCTCCACACAAAGGATCAGCGTTGAGCTGGGTCCGAGACAGAGGTTTGGGACTCTCCCGCAGACGCACCAAGACACGGTCCACCACAGATGCGGGCTGGCTCTGGTCTTCAGGGGTCTCAACGTCGGCCAGCGTGAAGCTCAGGTCGTCCTGCTGGGTCAACTTGAGTTGCTTGCCTTCATTGCCCTCACGGCTCTTTGTGATAGTGATGAGCCTGGAGCCGGCACCGAGATACTCCAGCTCTTTTTTCTCGGGTCTACGGATTGCCATGCTGATGTCCACGGCATCCTCCAAGGCTGTTGTGCCCCGGAAGCCGCCTTCCTTGTTGGCGTGGTGAATGAAGACGATCGTGGTGGCCGGGAAGCTCTCGCCGTTTTCAGAGCTGTACCAGTACATCGGTTCGGCGTACTCAGCCTTGTTCTGGTCGTACGCACAACCGCGCATACAAGCCGTCACCGAGTCCCACACCACCAACTTCGGCTGGTGCTTCTCGACAGCCTTGATGAACCAGTCGTACCAAAGCATCGAGACCTTGTTCTCGATCTGCACCGGATCGTCTGCAACAAAATCGAGATCCTCGAACTGCTTACGGATCCTTCGGCTGTTTTGATCGCCGTTAAGCCACAGCACGGTTCCTTGGTCAACTGGTACGTCGGCTCCACGCACACTGAACGGTGTGCCGCGTGCAATGTGCTTTGCGATGGTCAAGGCAGCCATGGTCTTGCCACAACCGCCACGACCGTGCAACAGCAGAGTGCCCGGCTTAGGCAGCAACTCAGGGATCAAGTACTCGATGGGAGATACGTCGGCTTCCAACAGCTCGCGGAGACTGCCGCCTTGCGCCCCACGCTTGAACTCTCGGTGAGCAATTAGCAGGCGCGAAACAGCACTGGAATCCCTGTAACGGGCTTCCATTGCGATCTCGTGGAGCGTGTGCTGGACCTCGGAAGGATCCTCCAGCAACATCGCCTTTTCGGCGCGGGCAATGATCTCTTTATGAGAAAGGCCAACTGAGATAAAACGCTGGACTCTGTCCTGCTCTGCTTCGGCCACCACCTTTCGCAGATCTTCCGACAGCCACATGCGGCCGGGCATCTGCTGATCCGCCAGCCAGAACAGCGACCCCAGGCTCACCGGCCCCTTGCGGAAGGACTTCCAAACCTCCTCACAGGGATTGCCATCAGCCCAATCCTGTGAAAATTCTGGGTCTTCTGCAGACCACGCGGACCACAGCGTTAACCCGAGGTCAGTCGGCAGTTCTGAGTGGATCGCCATCCCCACCTTCACCCAGTGATCCCGGCTGCCATTCCCCTGGCCCGGAATCACCTTCAGTGCCGACTGGATGATCTCAGCCACTTCAGCTGGGTCTCGATCCGAGAAATCCAGAGCCTTCCGGTTCTTGATGAAGCCCCCGTCCTGAACCTCTTTACCGGCCGCATCACGCATCTCAGCGATCAGCCAGTCCGGCGCCTCAGGAATGGCCTCCAGATCCCCCTCAAAGCCGTACTCACCAGCTGGAGCCTTCCCATCACTGGAGCCCGGATAAGCCCCGTAGATGACCCCCTGACGGCCCCAGAGGACCTCGTAGCCCGCCCCGGTATCCGACAGCCCAAAACCCTTTACCTCGCCCCACAGGGCCTCAGGGACGCGGAAGAGGTACTTCGCCGCATTGGCCTTGGTCGAAGTAACGACTGGAGCACCCTCAAGCGACTCGCCCCACTTCTTTTTGAGACGGGCGAGATTGCGATCCACGTCGAGAATCACGAGTCCCGCGCTGCGAGGCCCGGTGAACGCCCCCACCGCCTGAAACACCTCAGGCTTCCGCTCGATCTGGAGCGCAACATCCGCCGGCCCCATCACCTGGTGGTGCGACTTTTCAAGCGGCGTCTTGCCTTTTGAGAGTTTCCCGGACTGGATCGCCTGATCCTTGACGTAGATCGGTGCGTAGGCGACACCAGTAGGCAGCTGGCGCACGAACGCCAGCAAGTCCAGCACTTTCCTAGTGCTCATGTTAGAGTCTCACACGAGAATGTTTAGACACGCCCTTGCAGTTAGCCACTGCAGGGGCGTTTTCTCAATGTAGCCAGACTTGTCAAGGCGTGTTAGTGTTTTACACGTTGCCCCCAGGGCGACCACACCAGACACCTACACGACCATGGGTTTCCTTTCAAAGCAAGCATCAGCAACCGTTTCCAGCTCCGGCACCGGCGGCGGCTACCTCCAAGTTTCCAAGCTCGCCGATGGTGGCTCCGTCCGCTTCGCCCTTCTCAGTGACGAGCCTCTGGAGTTCTACGAGTTGTGGGCTTCTGACGGTGCGTCGTCAAAACCGTTTCGCTTTCTGCACGAGCCCACTATTGAGGACATCAACGCAGAATTAGGCGACTATGAAGCCCGCGAAGGCCGAGGCGGTCCTGGCACTGTTGACATCAAATTTGCCATAGCTGTTCCCGTTTATTCGTATGACAGCGGTCGGGTACAAGTGCTGTCTCTGACCCAGAAGTCCATCCTCAAAGAGCTGGATCAAATCAGTCAAATGGAGGACTACGAAGACTTGCTGGCGTGGGACTTCAGCCTCAGCAAGAAGGGCTCGGGTCTTACGACTGAGTATCAACTCCGCCCTGTTCCTCGTAAAAAGGGAGTCCAGGAACACATTGATGCGGCTTGGCTGGAGGCAAAGGCTGAAGGTTTCGACATCAAGCGTTTGATCGACGGAGCCAACCCTTTCAAGCCTGCTTAAGCCGGTAAGATTGTGGGGCAGCGGTGCTTGCAACACCCTGCCCCCGACCACCTACCCGAAATAGGCGATGGCGAAAGCATACAAGCCCTTACCAGCTGCGGAAGAGCTGTGGGAGCTGTTTGAATACAGGCCGCTTACAGGGCAACTGGTGCGCCGTATTCGTGGGGGGCGTGTCATGCCGGGCACCTGCTTTGGGGCAGTAGGTCCTAAGGGCTACCGACACGGGTCCATAGATCGCACTCGTTACTACGCGCACCGACTGGTGTATGTCTGGGTTACAGGTAACGATCCCGGGCAACTCGACATTGACCACATCGATTCCGACAGAGACAACAACTGTTTTTGGAACTTGCGAACTTGCACACGCACGCAAAACAACTTCAATCGCCTGGCACAGGGTTACGTCGAAGTGGACGGCAGGTACTACGCCCGCATCTGCACCGGAAACAGGCAGGTACGTGCCCTCGGGGGTTACAGCACAAAAGCTGAGGCATACGAGGCCTACAAAAAAGCCGCTCTGGAGTTGCACGGGGAATTTTCTCGTGTAAATTAAAATCGGGAAAAAGTATCTTCATGCCTTCCAACACACAAGACACCTTGGCTGGACTAAGGAAATGGAGGCTGGAGCAAGACAATTCAGGCCCGTTCCGGGTCTACCGAGACCAAAAAGGACAGATCTATCATTCTGTTACACACATCCTGAAGGAAACCAGCGATAAAACCGGGCTGGAGCGTTGGGAAGCTCGCCTGGGACCGATTGAAGCCACGCAACAACGCAACATTGCCGCCACGAGAGGGAACATGGCCCACTCTCAGGCGGAGTATCTACTGAAAACCTCCATGCAGCTGGCGCGATCCACTGCAAACAAGCGCAACGCCATTCGCTGGGACGAACAGGGACTGGCGCGAATCCCAGCCCCCATCACCCAATGGGCACTCAAGCGAGTCCGCCCAAACGTCCCCCGAGTTGGCTGGAGCGCAGCCGGCTACGCCCGAGGTCTCTCGGACTGGATCGCCGAGAATGTGACCGAGGTTTTCGCCTCGGAATTTTCCATTCACCACCCGGCCGGTTTTGCTGGAACCTGTGACGCCCTGGTGGGCATGAAAAACAACGCGCTGGTGCTAGCGGACTGGAAGACCAGCGTGGGACGCAAAACCAACGACGAGGATCGCCTCCCCAAAGGCCATTCATACATCGACCAGTGTGGTGCCTACTCCCTAGGCCTCAAGTACCTCACCGGCCTAGAACCGACTGGAGCAGCCATCGTGTTGGCACGCCGCTGCGGCAAGCCCAACGTGCATTACATGTCACAGGACGAACTTATCGAAGCCGAAGATTCATTCCTGGCGCGAGTGGTGACGTATTTCGAGAACTTAGAGATCCCGTCTCGGGCTGACGCCCTCGACAAAACAGCCTGAAAACCCATTCATGACTGGAGCGCCATTCATTGGCACCTGCACAAAAAGCCATTCATACCGCCTAAATTCCATTCATAGTGTGTAAGAAAATCGCCATTCATAGCGATGGCTGGAGCAATGCTGATTCTTGCTGGTGCGCTGATCGGTCTCTACGGCCTGGCGGTACTCCTTGGTGACCGGGAACCCGATGGCACCGTGCGGGACAGTATCAGTGTGAGACGCAAGAATCTCACCCGGAAGGACTGAGAAGCCCCACCACAAGGGCAGGGCTGGAGCTTCAGAGTTCCTGCAGCCGGACGGTGGCGATCCCATCGAGTGGGACACCTAAGCGGTGAGCAGCCCCGGCCGATAGATCCACCGAACCGCAGTCACACCTATCTGTGACTGGAACAGTCAGCCGACGGCCTTGGTGCGTGATCTGCAGCCGTGTCCCGCAAGGGAGCCAGGGGTGAGCCGCACTGATTCCCCAATGCTGGTACGTCTGGCCGCAATAGGTCGGTCGGCCATGGAACCACGGGTCATAAACCGTGGCGGTTACCTGGCGGGCATCGGCTGGAGCGCTAAGGCAGCACGCCAGCCAGAGGAGCACAGTGCGTCTCATTTGGTTACCTTGCGGGAGGGTTGGCGCTTGCCGGCATTTGCGCGGCGTGCTCGGCTGGCGCCTCGCACAGGTTGCGCGGCGTTTTCCGTTTTCCCCAGCGGATCTTGTGGAATCTGTGGAAAACCGCCGGCGGCCAGAACCTGCTCAGCAGTCAAGGTCTGACGGCTGACGCTGGCGCGATCTAGGACAGCCTGGAACGCTGCAGCCTGCCGCAGCTGTTGCTGCCTCTCATGGAGTGCCGGCAGTGTTTCCAGGTTCCAGCGACTCGAGCCAATCTTGCTAGCTTCGGCGCGATGCTCAGCCAGCCAAGCCAGCACGGCATCATCGACCGGGTGATTCTGTGCCAGCCAGAGCTTATCTGCCCACTCGATCTTCAGGCGTCGAGCGGCTTCGCGTTCAGCGTCGCGGTTCTGTTTTCTTTCCTTGGAACTTGTAAGCATGGCCTCGGGTAGGGCTCGTGTGCAACATTACCACGGCCGCGCAACCCTGCCAGCCAGGTTGCTAAGTGTAACAAGACCAGGGCTTAGGGCTGGAGCTGATGGCAGACTGGCGTCAGTCACCTAGGGAAACGATCCCATGACCATCGACACCGTTAAGCGTGAAACGGCCTGCTGGGGCGACGTTCAGCACTGCGGCGGCCTTGTCTCGCTGGAATCCGAGACGGTTTGGCATCGCAGCAACCGCGAACCTGAGGCTGAGTACATCCGTACCGCGTGGCTGAGTGTGGAACAGCTGCCCGAGTCCCGCCACGACCTACCCACTTTTAAGGTGCTGGCACGCGATCAGTGGATCCGCCGCTCCGGTAAGTATCAAGGCACGGTTGAGGTCAGCTGGCTGGAGTCCAGCACCTTTGACCGCTTGTGCGATGCACAGCTGTTCGCTGATTGGGCGATCACGCGCTGGCACCAGGCAGGCACCTTTGCGGCTGCAGGCATGGCGCTCCGGCTTGATCTTGACGCCAGCGGCAACCCTGGCGCTTGACGGCTGGCGCGTGCTGGCTGTATTGTTTCACAAGAGCAAACCTAACCAAGGCTCAAACCATGACCACTTACACCACCGAAGCACTGGCGCGTTTCCCTTGGATCGTCAGCTGCGACACCCTGAAGACTGAGCACCTGCTCGTTAAATACTGGGAAGCACTGGAGCAGGTTCACCGTTGCCGCTACGACGGTTCACCCTTCGCAGCAAACCAGCCCACACTGACTCAGCAACTGGAGCAGATCGCCGGTCCTGATGCCAAGGAAGCGGACTGGGACGAGGAGACGGCTGCCCAGTACGTAGACAAGATGCGCGAGATCTTGGAGGAGTTCGCTCCCGACGGTTTCCACTTTGGCAGCCAGGAAGGGGACGGCGCTTGCTTCGGCTTCTGGCTGGATCAGGACTGGGCCGATCTGCTGGAGCACTGCGGCTTCGCTTCCGATTCTGACCCCGAGGCCGTGGCCGCAGTGGTGCGGGATCTGCTGGCTTCCGGCGTCGATACAGACAACTATGAAGACGCCTACCAAGGCGAGGCCGAAGGCTACAACGAGGCAGAGGCTGGCGCAGAGTTTGCCGCGCAGCTGGCGGAAGATACCGGCCTGATCCAAGCCACGGCGCAGTGGCCGCACACTTGCATTGACTGGGAGGAAGCCTGGCGCGAGCTGGAGTTAGGCGATGGCTTCTGGCTGCAGCGGATCAACGGCTGCCAGTGGGCTGTGTTCCGTAGCGTCTGAGCTGGAGCCCACCGATCACACGGCCCGGCCTAGTTGCCGGGCTTTTTGCTGCGAAATGTGAGAGCGCAG